TCAACTGATTTTATCAATTCAGCATTAGCAGTTTCTAGTGTTGCTTTTTCACCTTGTAATGTTTCAGTATTCTGACGTAATTGTACTACTTTAGCAACAACATCATTACTATTAGAGTCTAATTCAGGAGCTGGATTTGATAAGTCTAAAACTCTATTCACCAATTCTAAAGTAGCATCTAACTCTTGGTTTTTTCGTTAGCAATGTCTAAATCCTGTTGAAGAGTCTTTGTATCTTCGGGCTCAAACCCTTGACGAAAAAAAGCTTGTGGATCTTCTTTAAAATCCATCTTTTTTTTATGATTTAGAGCATCCAATTCTTTAAAGAAAACTTGATTGTCTTCTGTAATAAATACTGCATTTTCTTGCGGAAAATCAGTTAATACTTGATTGGCTAAATCTTGTGCTTTTAATTCTTTATTTTTCATTTTTTTAAAATGTATTTGGCCAGAAAAAAATTCCAGCAATTGATAATAAAATCAAGACAACAAACCCAATTCCTTTAATGAATTTCATTATCCAAGTTTCCGAATTACCTGTATTGTCTCGTGGCATATGAGATAGCGTTTGTTCAATTCTATTGTGTAGTACTGAAATTAAGCTATCCTTCAAGTGTAGTTGAAGTTCCAACTTTTCACAAGTTGCTTTGGCATAAATGGTATCATGAACTTTACGAATAGACAAAGTAGCTTGACCATTTTTATGGAATTGTTCTTTTTCATTGAGTTCTGAAACAGGTAATTTCAATGATGCCGTTGATTCTTTTACAACAATTGTTGTATCTCTCAATCGTACAGTTTTAGTTACAACAAGTGTATCATGAACTGTTTTTTCATTGGTTACTACCTGTTTAGAACTGCAACTAAACAACAACAACAAACCCAATAGTATTATTAATTTTTCATCTTTATATTGTTTTTAGTTGAAAGTGCATTCCATCAGCTTTTGTCCAGGTACCACCCCAATCAAATTCAGCATCAGTAAAACATTTTACAAGTTCTTTGGACATCGTTGGTACTTTACCAAATTGATTCCATGCGGCATTAATGTCAACCGCTACAGCCCAACTATGCAAGGACATTGTTGTTTGCCCTCTTTTTTTCTAACATTAAAACATCCATCCCAAGTTTTAACTTGGTCTGTAAGTTTTCTTGTAATAATGTTTCTAAAGGCTTTTTCAAGAAAAGAAACCATTATTTTATTGCAATAAATTTTATTTGGTAGTGTTGGTATTGCTTGATTTATTTCTTGTGGAACATCCCACAGTACCATTTGACTCGCCTCAAATGATACTGTAGGTTCACCCCACTTTTTTAAACAGTCTTTTGCTAATAACATTATACTACTGCAGAAACGATTGCACCAAATCCAATTTCTTGTTTCTTGTCACATAAACCGTAGGTATGTAAACGGAAATCAGCTTGTGGATCTGCTTTTCTAGTAGACTGGTTCATTGGTGTATACAATGACATTACATCCTCGATATGATAAACAGTGTTTGGGCCATAGTAGAAAATAGAAGCATTTCTATCAGTTCCAACAGCAACAGCTCCTTGTGCTTTCAAAACTCCACCAGTAGTATAAGTAACATTTTGATTGTTTGTAAAGAATTTCAATTCATACAATCTATCAATTCTACCAGTTGAAGGATTGATAATTAAATCACCACGGTTGGTAATTGTTTTATCATTTCTTTCAATTAACAAATCAGCTTCATGCTCTGGACATAAAATCATGTACATTTTTCACCATCAGGTAAATTCAATTGTTTGATTTTTGCAATGAAATCAACCAAATCTCTTATGGTTAATCTTTTTCTTGTAATACCCCCTTCAGTAACATCAGCTCCTGTAGTTCTTAAAACAGGCATTGTTGCACTATTTTGTGTCGGCGCAAGTTTCCACATAGCATAACCACGAACTCCAATTCTGAACGACTCTCTATGTAATCTTCTAGTTTCGTTTTCTTTATCGAAAGCTAATGCTCTAACTTCAGCATCAGTTAAAACTGTCAAATCAGTGTCTAATTTATCCCAAGGAATAATTGTTTTTTCTGATCATTAGTTACCGGAGTAAAATCTGTATTTTTGTTTACATAAAAACCAACATTGTTGATTAATTTGTTGTAACGAATACCGTCTTTATCAATTGCTTCTTTTGGAGCTGGCATAAGCGTCGCCATGAAATCATCTTTCAAATTTCTAAACTCATCCAATAATTGTGGGTCAACATACTGTCTTAACCACGTTCCATCTACTAATGCTGGCATTATTTTTTAAATTTTGCGTTAAACAATTTTTCAAACTCATCTGGAAATTTATCTTCCAAAGTTTCAAGTCCTTTTGAATCCTCTGCCTGCCATTTGTCAAAATCCCAAGCTTCACGACCTTTTAACAATTCATTGTTTGATGGTGTTATTTCATTATCTTTATTAATGATAGCATTAGGATCTACTTTGCCGGACATTTTTGAAATTGCTTTTACAGCAAAATCATAATTAGCCTCAGCATCTTTTAACCACTCCTCTTTTTCAGAAGCTGTAATTTTTCCATCTTCAACTGCTTTATTAATTAAGACTTTAGCATTTGTCGATTGGAATGTTTTTAATTTAGCTTCAGCGGCATCAGTTTTACCTGCTTTTGAAAACACATCACTCAATACTGCTTCAAAGTCAGCATCATCACTGCTAGCAGTAAGTGTGTGTACAATGCTGGCAGCAGCGAGCATTGAAATAATTCTGTTTTTCATGTTACTTTTAGTTTTATTTTTAATTTCGATTGGAATATCACCTTCATAAGCAGCAAAAATTTCTTCAGGTGTTTTATTTTTGATGTCTTCAGGGTTAGCTTGAAAAGTTCTTTCTTTGGACGGTTTTATAACTTCATCACAAATTGAAAGCTCAAGACATTTTTTAGAATCAACCCATGTCTCATTATTTGGTTTCATCCAATCTAAGATTACTGATTCATCAGCTTTGGTACGTTCTTTATAAATATTAATAAGACGATCTTCACAAGTTTCAAGTTGAACAATTGCAGAATTTAAAACACTTTTATCACCCACGCACCCATACTAGGAGCATGCATCATAAAAAAGCATTTTCAGTCATTTTAATTATATCACCACCTAATGCAATGATTGATGCCATACTTGCAGCCATACCTTCAACGATGACTGTAATGTTTGAATCTGAACTTCGCATTAAATCATAGATTGCCAAACCTTCATAAACAGAACCACCACCCGAATGGATTCGAATAGTAACATCTTTATTTTTAGAAAGTATTTGTTGAAATGAGTTTCGGAACCCTTTGTAGTCAACTTCATCCCATCTACCTATGTAACCATAGATACATATTTCAGAATCATTGTCATTTTGGTTTCTAATATCAAATCTAAATTTTTCGCTTATATCTGGCATTTTCCTCGCTTTTGAGATGACAAAGATTAAGCGAGATTATGATGTTATAAAATTGACCTTTAAGCCACTAAATAAATTTGTTAAGTCACTAAAGATTAGCATTTAGTGGCTGATATTCAAAATTTAAAATCTTAACTTATAAGTGAACCTTTGCCATTGAAAGTAAACACTAATTATAGTAGAAATGGCAAAAAACAGGGCATGTCAAGTGACGATAAAAAATCAATTGCATTGGAATTGTATCTTGAAACTGATAAAAGTCAAAAAGAAATAGCTCTTATCGTTGGTTGTTCTGAAAAAACATTTACTGGTTGGAAAACTACTGGTGATTGGGAATTACTAAAACAAGCTCAAACAGTAACAGTTAAAAATATTGTTACCAATTTGTATAACAAAGCTTACGATTTATCATTAGCAGATAAAATTGATGCAGATAAACTTGTAAAAATTGCAAATACAATAGATAAGCTTCAAAACAAAAAAGTAACAATTGCTCATATTATAAATGTCTTTAAAGACTTCACAACTTTTGCATTTGGAGAAAATCCACAATTAGCAAAAGAAATCAATGTGTTACAAAGAAAGTATGTTGATTTTAAAGTGAATGGTGAATAATGGCAATAGCTCAAAATATAACTAAACGAGATTACCAGGAGTGGTTAGAATTTTGTCGTCAAGTACAAAATTCTACAGCTGTTAATTTGGTAGAAACTCCTGAAGAGCAAAAGTTAAGAATTAAAAATGCAAAACGCGAATTATAACTTCTTTGTAAAAATTATTTTCCAACTTATGCTGA